GGTGACTCTGTACGTATCATCAAAGAGCCTACTATTCAGGTTTATCAGTATGAGCGTGGTGCGGATGTAACACAAACTAAGTTGACAGACCAAGAGACTACTCTTGTTGTTGACACTGCTAACGCATTCAAGTTCATCGTTGATGATATCGAAAGCAATATGTCTCATGTAAACTGGCGTGAAATCGCAGCCTCAAGTGCTGCATACTCACTCAAGGATGCATTTGATGAAAACGTCCTCGCTAAGATTGCTGCGGGTATCTCAGCTTCTGCTCCTGACCATATTCTTGGTGCGGACGCAGCAGTAGGTACTGGTGGTATTGGTGAGACTACTGCATCTATCGATCTAGGCACAGCTTCTGAAGTTGATCCTCTTGATCTAATGGCACGTATGGCTCGTCTTCTCGATGAGCAAAACGTACCTGAAGAAGGTCGTTGGTTTGTAGCATCTCCTGATTTCTACGAGGAGCTGTCACAGACAGATTCTAAACTCCTTTCTGTAGACTTCAACGCAGGTCAGGGTTCAATCCGCAATGGTTTGATTAGCTCTGGTAAGCTTCGTGGCTTCAGCATGTACAAGTCTAACAATGTACCTGCTACTGCTACAGCTACAGGTCAGGTAATGTGTGGACATATGTCTGCTGTTGCTACTGCTCAAACTATCGTTAACACTGAAGTTATACGCGACCCATCATCTTTTGGTGATATCGTCCGTGGTCTTCATGTTCACGGTGTTAAAGTACTACGTCCAGAGGCATGTGTAGGCGCGTTCTACACTATTGACTAGTAAACTTTAGGAGGTAGGGGAGGTAATACTCCCCTGCTTTTTTATATGCAAAATAACAAACGAATAGTTTTAAAACCACGTAAAGCGCAGCATGGCAGACCTAGGCAGAGTCAAGTCAGCCACTCTCAATATTCCTCGAATTGGGATAAAATATTTGGAGCTAAAAAAGATGATGAACAAAAACAAAATGATGAAAAGTAAGTATTCTTGTGGTGGTCATGCAAAAAATAAAATGAATAAAGGTGGTGCTGTTAGTACTAAAGGTACTCAGCCTCAATACGGTAAAACTGTAAAAGACGCAATGCCACAATGTAAAGAGTGCTAAACAATGGCTAAGACATTTCTAGAACTAACAAATGAAGTACTAAGAGAACTGAATGAAGTAACTCTTAGTGCTTCTACTTTTCCTAGTGCAATAGGATTGCAGCAACACGTTAAAGACTGTATTAATCGTGCGTATCTAGATATTGTCAATGAAGAACCTAAGTGGCCTTTCTTAGCTACACAGTTAAGCGGCACAGTAGATCCTATGTATGGTAATGCAAGCATAGATACTGTAGCAGGTACTCGATGGTATCTCTTAAAGCCCTCAAGCGACAGTCTTACTACTGACTATGGTTCAGTAGATTGGGAAAACTTTTATATTACTACTGTAGGAGTTGATGGAGAAACTGCACCTTACGTCACTAGAAACCTAAGGTTTATGTCTACAGAGACTTGGAAAGACTATAGAAGAACTCAAGAAAACAACGACGATGCTGACTCACAGCAGTGGGGACAGCCTTCTGCTGTTATTCGTAGTCCTGACGGCAGACAGTTTGGATTAAGCCCTATTCCCGAAAAACAATACAAGGTTTGGTTTTTTGCTTGGGATCTTCCTGCGGCTTTATCATCTTATTCAGATCAGGTAGTTTTTCCTGACATCTATACTTCTGTTTTGATTTCTAAAGCCCGCTATTATGTGTGGCAGTTCAAAGACAATCCTCAAGCAGCAGCATTTGCATTAGAGGATTATAAGAAAGGCTTAAGAAGCATGCGTTCTAATTTATTAGATCCTGCCCCTAGTTATTTTAAAGATGATAGGATGACCTTTATCTAATGTCTCAACCTTTTGGACTATCATGCAGAGGTGGCTTAAACACCAACCTGAACCAATTTGATATGTTGGCTCAGCCGGGGTTTGCTACAATTTTAAGAAACTTTGAAGTAGATCCTGATGGAGGCTATAGAAGAATAAATGGTTATACTCCTTATGGGGGTGACGCAGCTACTAGGCCTATTGCAGACTCTAAGATATTAGGAGTCTATCCTTACGGTGAAGGAATTATAGTTGTTGTAGGGACTAATATTTATTATTCTGACGCAGGTATTAGTTGGATACAAGTTAATAAAAATACAGGACATACAGGATTAACTGAAGCAGCTTTAGTTTCTGCTACTGTGCTACCAAGGACTTCCCAAGGTCAAGCTCAGTTTAGTAGTATGAAAGCACCTACTGGTCATACTGCTAGTATTTATGGGTCGTTATCAATTGCTACTGGCCCAAACAAACTAGCTCACTTTCATATTACAGGTACAGGAGCTTCTAGACTTTTTGTATATGAAGAAGTTACACATATAGACGCTGCTAAATATATTGAAGAGCATGATAAACATTTATGTGTAGTTGATACAGTTAATGAACCCTCTACTATTTACTTTAGTAAGACTAATGATGATAGAGACTTTACAGGCACTGGCGCAGGTAGTGTAACTATATCAGATAGAATTAATGGAATTAAAAGTTTCCGTGGCTCGTTATTTATATTCTGTGAAAATACTATTCATCGTCTTGATAATATTAATGGTACTCCTTCTGTAGTTCAGATCACAAACAATGTAGGCTGTTTGAATGGCTATAGCATCCAAGAAATCGGGGGCGATCTTTTATTTTTAGCGCCTGATGGTATCCGTACTATTGCTGCTACACAGCGTATTGGTGACGTTGAGCTAGGGTCAGTATCACGACAAATACAAGCTATTATTTCAGACTTAAGCACACAAATAAATAACTACACTATTACTAGTGTTGTACTTAGAAATAAATCTCAGTATAGATTATTCTATAGTGCTGAGGGCGCTAACATTCAAACTGCAAGAGGAATTATAGGAACTATAACTCCTAATGGATTTGAATGGTCTGAAACTCAAGGAATCCAAGCTACTTCAGTTAATGCCGCTTTTGATGACGATGGAATTTCTAGAACATATCATGGAGATAACCTAGGGTATATCTACAATCATGATACTGGTAATTCTTTTATTCAAGATGAAGTACTTCAAAATATAGAAGCAATCTATCAAACTCCAAACTTAGACTTTGGAGACGCAGGAACTTTAAAGACTATACAATATGTAAAAATTTCTATGAGTCCTGAAGGCGAAACTCAGCCTACTTTAAGAGTGCGTTATAACTACGAAGATACTACAATCCCTCAGCCCGAAGATTATGTACTAGACCAAGTTCAGATTCCTGCCGTGTTTGGCGTATCTGTTTTTGGCAATGCTTTCTTCGGAGGCTCACTAGACCCGATGGTTAGACAAGCTGTTCAGGGAAGTGGATTTGCAAGTAGCTTTAAAATATTTAGTGATGATCAATTACCTCCTTATGCAATCAATGGATTGTATGTAGACTATATGCCATCAGGCAGGAGATAGAAATGGCAGGAACAATTTATATACGACAAAGCTCATTTGCCGATGGCGATACTATTACTGCTTCGTTATTTAATAACGAATTTAATCAGCTTGCTAACGCTTTCTCTTATACCACTACTGGTACTACAGGCCATACCCATGATGGAACAGATGGGCAGGGCGGTCATATAAGCAAGATAGGCGATCAAGACTTTAAAAATAAAATAGTCGTTGATAGCGTAAACAACCGTTGGGGTATATTTGTTGAAGTAGGTGGTGTTACTACTGAGCAGGTTCGTCTTCAAGATGGTGCTTTTGTTCCTGTTGTAGATAGTGATATAAATCTAGGAAGCCCTTCAGCGTACTTTAAAGACTCTTACATTGATACAGTTACTACTACAGGTGCTGTTACAGTAGGAGGTGCTTTAAGTGCTGCGTCTTTTGCTATAGGCGGTACGTCCTTAACTGCTACCATTACAGAACTTAATACTCTTGATGGGATCACATCGACTGTTACTGAGCTAAACTACACTGATGGCGTGACTAGTAACATTCAAACTCAGTTAAATGCTAAACAGCCTTTAGACGCACAGCTTACTGATATAGCCTCTTTGACTCCTACAGATGGTACATTCATTGTAGGTGATGGTACTAACTTTGTAGCTGAAACGCCCGCTACAGCACTTGCAAGTCTGGGCGTTACGTCTACGGCTGCTGAACTTAATACCCTCGATGGCACTACAGTCACAACCACAGAATTAAATTATGTTCATAACGTAACTAGCCCTATTCAAACTCAGTTAGATGCTAAGCAGGCTCTTAACGCAAAGCTTACTGATATATCCAATCTTACACTTGCTGATAACTTTTTCTTAGTTAGTACAGGATCTAATCTAGCATTAGAGTCCCCTGCAACAGCGTTAGGAAGCTTAGGGGTCACTGCGACTGCTACAGAGCTAAACTATGTTGATGGCGTTACAAGTTCTATTCAGACGCAGCTAGGCACTAAAGCTCCTCTGTCTTCTCCTACTTTTACTGGTACGCTTACTGCTCCTATTATAAATGCTACTTCTGATTTAAAAATAGGTGGTGCAACAATTGGGGCTACCGTTACAGAAATTAATTATCTTAGTGGTGTTACTAGCTCGATACAAACTCAGTTAGATGCCTTACAGGCTTCAGATACCGACCTATCTGCTATTGCGGCTCTTACTCCTTCCGACAGTACTTTTATCGTAGGTAATGGAACTAGTTGGATAGCAGAAACTGGCGCTACAGTACGAGCAAGCCTTGGTCTAACTATTGGCACTGATGTACAAGCTTATGATGTAGATACCGCAAAGTATAATGCCGCGACAGCTAACTTTACAGGTACACTTCAAAACGGTGGGTCTAATGTAGTTGTAGATAGTGACATAGGTTCTACAGTACTTGCTTATGATTCTAATCTTCAAAGCTTTGTAACTACTTTCACTATTCCTACAACTGATGGCACAAGTGGACAAGCCCTTCTTACAGACGGTGCGGGTAACATTTCTTTTGGGGATGTCGATGCTTTACCAACACAGACAGGTAATAGTGGATACTTTTTAACTACTGACGGTACTAATCCTAGTTGGGCTGAAGTAGACGCACTCCCTGATCAAACAGGTAACAATGGTTATTACTTAACTACGGATGGCTCTGTTGCGTCGTGGGCCGTTGTAAATATTCCTTCTTTTGTTTATACACGCACTAACTTTACAGCTACAGCATCTCAAACAACCTTTACAGTTTCTTATACTGTAGGTTATGTGGATGTATATCTTAATGGTATTAAGTTAATAGTTGGTACAGATGTCACAGCTACTAATGGAACTTCAATAGTTTTAGCCTCAGGAGCAACGGCAGGCGACTTAATTGAGGTAGTTGCTTTTGAGACCTTTGAAGTTGCTGATGTGTACACACAGGCTCAGAGTGACGCTCGGTATGCTCAGTTTGCCTCCCCAACCTTCACAGGCACAGTCACGGCTGATGGG